GCCGAAGCCGCCCTAGTTCTTATAATTGTATATCTTCTCAATTAACACCGGCAAATATTGAAAAATTTCTAAATCTCCCAGATCACCATCTGCATTAGCTGCATTCACGGCAGTATTTATTGCCTTTTCCCATTCTTCCGGATTAGCTGCTACTTTTTTCAATATCGTTTTCCAGTCCACCCAAACTACCTCCTTTTTATACTGTATTCCTAAATGATTACATATACCTATGGCAATAGCTTCTGCAAATCTATCTCGCCAAGCATCATCAGCTAACAATTTTTCTTCAGCTGGATTAGAGATAAAAGCCGTCTCGACAAGCACTGCCGGCATATTAGTGTTTCTTAAAACTGCATAATTAGCAAACTTTACGCCACGATTTCTTAAACCGATTGTGTGTATTAGTTGCTCTTGAATTGCTTGTGCCAGTTTTTCTCCTTGTCCTCCTGCTTTGTAAGCAAATGTTTCTGTACCGTATGCAGTCGGTCCGGCAGAATTACAATGAATTGACACGAAATAATCAGCTTTTGCATTATTGGCTACTGTTGCCCTGTTAATCAAATCATCATTTTCGTTATTGCCTAACGCAGTATCCCTGTCACGTGTCATGACAACGTTTATTCCTTGTAATTGTAGCTTTTCTCTAAGTTTAAGTCCAATGGATAAGGTTACATCTTTTTCTTTCAACCCCGATGGACCAACTGCTCCCGGATCAAACCCACCATGGCCAGGATCAATACAAATTTTATATGTTCTATTCATCTTTACTCTTCTCCTTCTTTATTTTCTATTTTGATTATGGATCCTGCATTATCTTTTAACAGCCCAAAAAACTTGAGCAAAAATTCAGGAGCCGGAAGCCCAATTACTAAACAATGTTTGACACAGCTAAATCCTTCGGTACCTAAAAGATATGCAATAATAGCTATGCCTACCATACCATCTATAGGAAGAGTAATTCCAGCGGCTGTAGAAAAATAAATAATTACATAATCGCCTAAAAAACCAAGTGCAAGGATAAAAGCATAAAGCATTTTTTTAAAGGCACCCTTAATTGCTTTATCAGGATTAAACTTTTCATTTTGCATATAAGCAGCCGCAATACCAAGAATATAATCTATTAGCATCAGAAAGATTAAAACTACAACCATTTCGGAAATACAATTGTACAAATAACCTATGACTGCCCCAAAAATACTCATAATACCTTTTGTTTTTGTAATGTCATTCATATGTAATTCCTCCTTGATATAAAAAGATATAAAAAATTAAGCAGGAGCGAAATAAATCACTCCTGCAATGTTTAACTATTTAACTACACTTTATTATTGTCGGACTATTATCCAAATCCGAATTAAACCTCTGCTCCTGTTGAATCAACCCATATATACCTCGGTGATGTAGCTTTTAACCATAAAGGTTTCCCAAGAGTTGTATCAAAATAGGAATACCCGACTGATAAATCGGCTGTTGGTCTATCTGCTGTTGCATATCTCGCACCTTCTATAGCAGCCCATTGCGCCCAAGCACTTGTTTTCCAATAGCGTTTATAAACCCTGTTTGTACCTCTTATAAAATATTCCTGATATGCCGTAAGGTCTGCACCCTCTCTGTGTGTAATTAATGTACCAGCTGCTCCATCTGGGAATGTAGCTATATTCGGGTGAGAACCACCAATCTCTATTCTTGTAATAGCATTCGATTGAAAATAAGATAATGGTGAACTGCCCGAAACCGAATCATCTGACTTATTTATAACTGGTATATAAAAAACAAATGAACCCCATCCACTTGCACCGTGAATGCGTCTGTAAGTAAATCCATTACTACGCAATCTGTACTCAGCATAAGAATATAAATCATTAACATCAGACCTATATACTGTATATACACCACTTGCATTGCCAGGAAATCCAGTTGCACCAGTAGGTGTAATATTACATATCGTAATCCCAAATTGAAAATCCGTTATAGGTGTTGTTGCTGTTACACTATCTGCAGGTAAATTATATACTGGAACACGTTTTAGAAAGTTATCCCAATTAGTATACCCATCTATAATCCCTAGTTTTTGCTGAATATTTTGCCACATAAATAAATGTCCTGCATCAACGGGATGGGAACCATATGCTGCACCTTGAACCAATTCAACCAATCTTGTCTTTGAATTTATTGAATAGTCAAGCATATCTCTAAAATTTGATATGTGGGGATAATTTTCTTCTATGCATAATTCAGAGATAGCCGCATCTATTTTATCCATGCCAAAAGGGAAACTTCCATCTGTTAATGCTGGATTTGCAGTCATTACAATTACAAGGTTGCTTCTTGCTCTTATGTATGACAAGAAAGATTTTAGGCTTGCCTTAAATGCTGGAATACTTGCACTTTGTGATCTATCATTTGTTCCAAGTTGCACAAACACAACATCTTCGTCATCATCTACCCAATATTGCTTATTTTCATCAGCCCATTTCGCAGACGCTCCACCAATTCCAGCATTAATAAACTGCACTGTAGGGTAATTAGCTTTTATATATTCTCTAAAATAATTCGCCCAGCATCTGCAATCATAGCAACCTTCACGGAAGACATTTCCTGCACCATCATCAAATATGATAGGATTGTCAACTGGCACTGTATGTCCCGTTGCGCCTTCTCCTGCTGTTATGCTGTCGCCGATTAATTTTATTTTTGAAATCAAGCCAGCTTGAAGCATGGACAAAAATTTCAACATGCCTCGTTGCGGAATTTCTGCCAAGTCCGCTTCTATTTCTTCAAGCCTGTCTGTAGCTTGTGGGAATGACTTACCTTTTGAAATCGAAGTTCGCATATTTATTACTTCTGCTTCTTCCTGTTGTGCTGTGGAAAGATTGTCCCACATCGTTTTTATGTTCTGCATTGATTGCTGCCTTGCTGCTTCTTGCTGTTGCCTTATTGCCTCGTTTTGCTGTCTTGTTGTTTCGTTTGCCTGCCGAGTATTTTCTGCTGTTTGCCGTTGTACTTCATTCGTTTTTATTGTGTTTTCCGTCTGCTTCATATCTGTAAACAACTCCGTCAAAATCGGATATCGGTCATCTGATATAATACCTTCTCCATTATCTAACTCGCCTCGAACTTTAAATGTAAAGTTTACACTTGTTAACCTCTCACCATCGGATCCGTAAAACTGCAGCTCTGCTATAACAGGACCAGGCACAGATATTTCAGTCGTTTTCACAAGATATGAGACTTTACCGTTTGCTGCATCATCAATTGTGCATTCAGAATAAACAGGTTGGCCGTCTTTTCTTACGAATACAATAGATATTAAGTTGATATCAGATAAATCGTAAGGCTTTCTTTTTTCAACAATAGAAAAATCAAATTTATATGCTTTGGTATCATTTGTAACTAATACATAATCCTTGTGTTCTGTAGTATGGTCATACAAATCTATAGTAATCGGTAGTATTTTAGGTTGCATTAAATCACCTCCACAAAATATAAAAAAGAGATAGATTATTCTTCTATCCCTAATTCAAGTTTTTTCTTTTCATTGTTTCCCCAATCAATACACTGCTGGACATAGTTGAGATATTTCAAATATTCAATATTTTTTTGGTCTTGTAAGCCTAACCGATGCATTTTAAACTCTTCGTCTATACTATACCGTTCACGGATTTTTGCAACAACTTGAGCATTTATTTTTTCACGCTCGGTTAGTTCAGGTTCTTTTGTCATTTCTGATATTACATTTTCAATTTTTTCTAATCTGCTCTTATTCTCTTCTGATTCTGATTTTGCATTATTTTGATATTCTTTTATTACATTAACCTCATTGGTTAACTTATTAACAATTTCATTAATTTCTTTTTTGTCAACTAGTGAATCCATTAATTTTAACCGTTGCTCAATATTTATAATGCTTTCGTTAATGCATTTCTTATGTTGTGCATTCTCTTCCAATTCAGTTATTATGTTGTTTTGTTGTTTTTTTATTGTTTCAATTGATTCAATTAATTCTCCAAGTTGTTTAGTAACTTCGTTCTTATCTGCAAAGTTTTTTGTTTTATCCTTTAACAATTCAATGTATTGATTTAAAGTATCTGATAGGTCATTTATTTTTATTTCAATTGTTTCTAATCTGCTATTATCTTCTATTTTCTTAGTTATTCCATTTATGCTATTTCTTATTTGCTGAACCTCATTATTAAATTCTTTTTTTATATCATCAAAATTGATTTTTTCTTCCTCTGTCTGCTCAAGTTCTTGTTGCCGCTCTGCAACTGTATCAAACTTTATATTGTTATATTCTTTTTCCGTTACTTCAATTTGATTTGGATTAAGCTCTACATCTTCGCTTATGCATCCTTTAGCTACAATTTTACTACCACTCTTTTCAACGAAATATTTCACATTACCACACCTCCCAATATATTTCCATTGAAAATGTTTGAGAGTCGTAAGTACTATTCGTTAATACTATTTTAATTTTATCGTTTTCTATAAAAAATTGGTCAATACCAACATAATCACGATTTCCCCACCAATCCGCATCGCCATGTCGTCTCGTCACATATCCAGTCCATATGCCAAAATCTTTCATCTTCGTAACACCAAAAGTTATATTCCTTGAACTATCAGTACCAAAAAATGATATTACGCCGCCAGTGCTACGCATAACACCATTTTTATATTTGTTACTCGGTAAATTAATATATTTTGTTTTGGTTTCATAAGCATTAAATGGCTCATTATATGTCACACTACCATACACCTTTTGAGCATGAGCATACATAGATTCCATGTCCGTTAATGTCTTACCACCTACACTATTGGCATCTCCTGTGATGCTTGCCGGCAGTTTGCTTTGTGCATTTAATTTTAATAACTTATTAGGTGCCGCTGTAGTAGACACATCAGTTGTATTTACCTTTGTATTAAGCCCATCATCTACATATTTTTTTGTAACTACATCTTGAGCCGCTGTAGGATTGGCAAGATTAATAATCTTTTTATTGTCTGCATCAAGATTTTTACTTAACTTTTCTCCTGTGTAATACGGTATAGCCTGTCCACACAATTCAAAGTTATTTCGTTCATCTGTAATGTTTGCATCAGTTATGCTTGTTGTCCCTGCTACAACATATATTTGAGCTAAAGCTATCTCGTATGTTTGTGCTGTTCTTGTCAAACTTGGTGGTACTGGATTACTTGCATAACTACCTTGCTTAACTTCTGCAACTATAACTCTATCTGATACTACATCAAGTCTTAATACTATTCTATCTATCCTGTTTAATGTAGCATGCGCAGGGGAAATAGTTAGCATTTTAGGCGAATCATTTTTATACCAATAACCGTTGATCCATGCCTCGCCAGATGGCACCAACACATTCATTGTTGCTGGAACATTTTGTACTACTCTTAATTCTCCTCCAACCTCAGGGAAATAACCGTTTCGCAATAACCTACTAAACACTTCCGCAAACTCAGTTTGATTGTACTGCCTTTCATCCCCTTCTGCGCTGCCAAAAAACCTATATTGCTCTGCCATTACCTGTACACCTCCGTAAGAGTGTTTTTTCTATCCCTTTTTAAAATGCTGATCAAATCAGGATATTCCTTACCAACAACTAGTTTATAATTCTCACCTGCTGTTGTAATTTCTTCAGTTACTTCAATTATTCTGCTATCCATTGTCGCAATCTCTGGATAATTAATTGTTACTATATCGCCTAAATCGTAATCTTGCATATATTTGAAGTTTGAGTACGGCAATGTTTCAAATTCTAGCACTGTGGTTTCTTTTAATTCTGCAAGCCTTTCATTTCCTCTTTGTATCAATCCTTCAGCATCTTCTAAATCCCTTGCATCAATAAACATTTCTCTTCTATTTATACCGCTACCTGAACCAACTATTTCTATCATCCTTTCTGCAGCTTCACCTTGTCCTGCTACAATTGCTACGTTCTTTGTATCAAGCTGCGATTCTCTATAGCCTAAAACTCTTATATTGTCAAATTCAGGAGAGAAGATTACAGGAGAATTGATACTTTGACCTGCAGTAAGGTCCTTTCCTTCTAACACA